CTGAGCGAAAACGTTCAGTGTTGGCTCGATACATATCCCGCGGTCGGTTTTACACGACTTCGGAACAGTGGTGAACCGGTTTCCGTCAACCACTTCGAAGAACGGATGGAGATCCGCCCATCTATCGCCCATTATGCTGCGGGCGAAAGGTATCAAGTCACCAGTAAGGGACGGCCGATGACGGTATTTTTCAGACCGTACGGATCCCGTACCCCTCATGTTGAATGTAGCGCCAGGCCCATGACGAAACTCGCTCTCAATAAATCGAAGAGCGCGCCTGTTCAGGGGCCCTGCGATACGCTCGACTTGTCGTGCTACTCTATGCACAAGGAGTCTGGTTTCCGCTGGAAGCGGGGTGTCCAAAAGACGTTTATTCGTCTCTCGGCACAGACTTTCACCCTCATGGAAAGCAGCAAGAGCTTTCGCAGCCTTGTCGTAACCCGTTGGCAACTGCACGGACTTGCTCAAGATTTTCGAGCAAAGATAGTCCTGTGAGAACCTATGGGCACTAGAGTACTGCGAAGGATCCACCTCAAGGGCTAGCAATTGGTCCCACTCGCCATTTCTGGCAAGCAAGTCAACCGCCAAACTCCGAGGTGAATTTATAGCCTCGCATATACGGTGCGTTACTTCAAGTTCGAGCGCAAGGCCCGAATCCCCATTATGATCACTCATAATAAGCCTCCATCTATGGATTACGTGGATGACATCAACGAAGGAACGTCAGGCATCGTTTGTGGGGGGACATGCAGTTCTACTGCAATGTTCATTCCCATAGCGATGACTGCGGCAGCAACTACAGCCGCGATGTCAAATCTCTTTGAACGCGCAAGCACAGCGACAAAATTCGTCGCGAACTTACGGAAGGCTTCCCGAAACTTCATCGGTGAACCTCCTTCTGAGGCTAGTAGAACGCCTCAGGCGTAGAGATTGCGGTCTGAACATCCGCCAAAGCAAGGGCGTTTTTGATCAGATTCGCTACACGTGTACGCTCCGAAGCCGGGACGGCCTCAGGGAGTACGATGGAGACCTCGGCCCGCGACACATGTCGGACCAGGGGCGAGGAGTCAACCGTTTCCTCGTAAGGAACTGCCAACCGGATCGAAATACGATCGGTGGCACGCCGTGCACTACGCGGATCAAAAGTAACATCCAACGTAGGCATTCCGGCGGAACTGTCGGCCTCAGAAGAGGAAAACCGAACAGTGTTCCCAACGGTATTAACGGGGGCGTAGGTTTGTGCAGTCGTACCATCGTTGATACTCTGCGATGTTATTGAAGGCATAATGACCTCATTTTGCGGCTCTTAACCGCTGTTGGTAGGAGCTAGGAACAGCTCCGGAGTTGATGTAAAAGAGCCACTGCGTGCCGTAAGGCAAGTAGTGAATCCGTTAAGTCAAACTTCGGTAGAGCAGGAAGTGGGATCCCGTTAGGGACTTCCCGCCAGTGCCGAGTATACTCGACTGAACCTGGTTCGCCCATGCCATTGTTAGATGGCCAATAGGACAAATCTACCAAATAGTCCCCTTTGAACTTTCGACGGTGACTCACACACACAGCTAATACGTCCACCTGTTGTAGGGCGAACAATGCTGTGAGGTAATTACCGACCGGCAGAGCCCAATCGACAACAAATGAGAAGGGAATTAGTTCCCAAGCCCATTCGATAGGGTTCCCAAGGTCAATTCCAGTATGATCCTTAGGGGTTACATACGCCGTGACGTAATCCGTGTTGGTCCAGACACCTATGGTTTGATAGCCATAGTTGCTGTAGTCCCACGTATTCAAACTCTTCGCCTTTGCGTGAACCCGTATTACGGGTTTCGCATTGTTGAATTTCTCAACCACATTATAAAGGTCCTGTACCAAGGGTTTTATCCCAAAGTGCACGGCCAAGTGGGTCGCAGAGACGTCACAAAAGTTCAAAACACTACCTCTTCTTCGGGATTTTATAGCCCGCTTGATGCGAAGCATTTCTCTCGCAAAGAAGACGAAGCCCTCGTGTGCTTTCTTCCACTCAGCAATACTGCTAGAGAGGTTGGCAGACACATCTTGGATCTTCAAACGTATGGGTAATGCCCAATCCGGGTCATTATACGTATCCAAATAAATCGGATTACGATCGTAAACAAAGTTTACGCCATACGCGGTAGTGTAGTACCGCTGCACAGGCTTAATAGTACGCTTGTACTGCGGTGTCAAGGCCGTCATATGTTCATAAAGGGGCTCTTCCGGTTTTACCCGGGAGTCCTTCGGATTGCTCCAGTACACTCTTTCAAGCACTGTTTGATTAGTGTTGAAGTACTCGTTACCGTAATTATCTCGGTAACTGAGTAGATCACCATATTGTGAGTGATCAGTGACTATGGACATATGCATTCTCCTGACGGTTACAGAGGTAATCTCAGGATGGCGCAAGCCAGCCGTCGATTAATTTGACGGTTTGGCGCGAGCTCTAAGAGCTCGCG